GCGCAGCGACCATCGCCAAAATCCGTGAAGATGAAGCTCGTGAACTGCGTTTCGATGCAGCAACCCGCGAAATCTCCGACCAGGTTCGCCCAGTCGCATCCGCACCAGCAGCCGATGACGCAGCAATCATGCGTTCATTGACCAAGGGCGAGATTCGCAGCGCACACTTTGAGAAGCGCGATGTCATCAAGACCCAAACTGGTTCGCCAGTTCCGACGTCGTTCTACGACCAAGTCATCAGCCTCGCCCGTTTGGCTGCACCAGTCCTCGCAACATCAACGGTGTTGAACACCAATGGTGGAGAGAACTTGCAGATTCCATCGCAGGCGCAGTACTCGACGGCAGCAATCGTTGGCGAAGCAACTGCAATCGCAGAATCCGATCCAGTGTTCAACTCGTTCATCACCCTCGGTGCCTACAAGTTCTCGTTCCTTGTACAGGTATCGCGTGAAATGATCGAAGACGCAGGCGTGGACATTCTGTCGTTCATCGCAAGCCAGGCTGGAGCCGAACTCGGCTTCCGTGTTGGTGCAGCGTTGACCACAGGAACAGGAACCAACCAGCCAAAGGGCATCGTCACAGCATCGTCTGTTGGCGGTACCGCAGCAGGCACAGCAGTTCTTGCAGGCAACGAACTTATCGACCTCTACTACAGCCTTGATGGTGCAGCTCGCAACCTTCCAGGTGTTGGCTGGATGATGAACGGTAAGACCATCGCTTCAGTTCGCAAGATCAAGTCAACTGACGGCATCTACTTGTTCAGCCCATCGCTGGCAGTTGATGTCCCAGACACCTTGCTCGGCAAACAGATCTTCGAGAACCCCTCGATGGCCGACCTTGCCACAACAAGCAAGAGCGTCATCGTTGGTCACCTTCCTTCGTTCTTTGTGCGACAAGTTGGTGGAATCAAGATTGATGTTTCGGATGACTTCGCATTCAGCGCAGATCTTCGGACTTTCCGCTGCACATATCGCATCGACTCAAATCTTCCACAAACTTCACACATCAAGCACCTCCTCCAGCCATAAGGCTGAAGGGGACTTGATCCCCATAAATCCCCTAGGCTTAGGGTCGCAACGAACACGCAGGGCGTTGCGACCCTATTTCTATTTACCCTGCTACTGCGAAGGAGAAGGAAGTGAAAGATGCTCGTCATCATCAAGGGAACACCAATCGACCTACCCGACCTGGAGGCGACCCTGCTCTTGCAGCGGGGCGTGGCACACTTGCCCGAAGTGGCAGACTTGCCAACACCAACCGACTCAGGACGCTCTGGTATTCCAACGCGCCCTTCACGCACTCCGGCTACGGCCAACAAACAGCGCAAATCGTCCCAAGGCTCACGCAAGAAGGACACGAAGTAGCGATCCACGCAATGTATGGACTGGAAGGTTCAACATCAATGTGGAACGGTGTCAAGATTTATCCGCGAGGGAACGCACCATATTCCGATGACATCATGGTTGCGCATTGGATGGATTGGGCTAATGGCAACAAAGACATCCCACCAATCTTGATGACTTTGTTTGATGTGTGGGTGTTCAAATCTCCATCGTTTGATCTGTGTCCGAACATCGCTTCATGGGTTCCAATAGATCACTCACCTTGTCCAGAGGATGTGTTGCGTTGGTGTGCGCGTCCGAACGTGAAGCCGATTGCGATGTCTAAGTTCGGTGGGCAAATGTTAGATCAGGCAGGCATCGAACACTTCTACGCTCCTCACGGTATTGAACCTGTGTTCAAGCCAACAAAGAAATACAAGAGTTCGAGCGGTGAGGCAACTGGCCGTGAACTGATGGGCATACCTGAAGACAAGTTTGTGGTCATGATGAATGCAGCGAACAAGGGTGCTAACCCTTCACGCAAATCGTTTGGCGAGAACTTGTTGGCGTTCGGCATCTTCGCCAAGACTCATCCTGACGCAGTCATCTATCTGCATGTGGAGCGTGACGGTTCATCTGGTGGGATCAATGTGCTTGATCTGATCAAGGCGGTTGGGCTTGAGGAACATCAGTACAAGATCGTTGATCAGTACGCCTATCGGATTGGGTTCCCGCAAGAGGCTTTGGCTGCGATGTATTCGGCAGCTGACGTGTTGTTGTCTTGCTCGATGGGTGAAGGGTTTGGGTTGGCGGTCATTGAGGCTCAGGCTTGTGGTGTTCCTGTGATTGTTTCGGACTTCACGGCTCAGCCGGAGTTGGTTGGGTCGGGTTGGAAGGTGGATGTGCAGCCGTTCTGGGATGCCCATCAGAAGGCATGGTTCTGCACTCCGCAGGTTCCTTCCATCGTGGATGCCCTCAGACAGGCCTACAACGCTCCGAGAGGCGTGGACAAGACCGCTGTGGAGTTTGCCCAAGGGTACAACGCAGACACCGTCTACGAGGCTCATTGGAAGCCAATCATGAAGGAGCTGCATGAATGGTGCCTGTCATCATCATCCCCGTCCTGAACCGGTATGACCTACTGGAACGGTGCCTGCAATCCATTGACTATCCCGTTGAGCATCTGATCATCGTTGACAATGGCGGCGAGTCCAGCCTGCAATTTTATCCTTGGGTGATTGATCGTCGGCTGGTCAGCAACTATCACGTCTGGTCAATGCCAACCAACCTCGGTGTCGCACCGTCTTGGAATCTTGGTATCAAAGCAACACCTCACGCACGAGGCTGGATTCTGTTGAACTCTGACGCATGGTTCAAGCCTGGACAACTAGAAGGTTTCTTTGCTGGTTGCGACGATGGGATGGTGGTTCGCACGAAGCGGAACTGGTCGTGTGTGTGGGTTGGGCAGGATGTGGTGAGCAAGATCGGTCTATTCTCGGAGTGTTACGTTCCCGCCTACTTTGAGGACAATGACTATGAGCAACGTGCGAAGGCGTTCAACATCTCTGTCGTGGTTTCGGATGTTGAAGTTGAGCATGATAATTCGTCAACGCTCAAGGCGAACCCTGCGTTTGGCGAGAAGAACAACCGCAGCTTCGCAGACAACAGCAATCTCCACGACATGCGATGGCGGTCAGGAATACCAGACGCGGGGGCTTGGGACTTGGGCAGACGACGAACACTCGGGTGGGATTGATGCGCGTCTTTGATGGTGTTCTATACAACGGTGAGGCTGATGTTCTTGAGTGTCGTTTGTGGGAGTTGGCTGACACTGTTGATGTCATGGTGATTGTTGAGGGTGACAAGACTTTCACCGGCAAGCCACGCCAACGTGCAGATCGGGAACGGTTTGCCAAGTGGGCTGATCTGATTCATTGGGTGGACTTCGATACACCAAGACATCACAATCCTTGGACTGTTGAGAAGGCAACTCGTGACCAGTTGTTGGTCGAGTTTGATCGGCTTGGTTGTCAGGCTGATGATGTGATCACTGTGTCGGATGTGGATGAGATTTGGCATCCTCAGATGGTGAACACTTTTGCTCAGGGTTGGCATCGAGCGATGATGCGGAACTTTGCTTTCAGTGTTCATTGGGAACGCCCGTTGCATTACACGATGATTGGTGGCACTCGTGGGAAGGCTGCTGATTCTTTGGATTGGATGCGCAGATTTGATCGGATCAATATGCCTGTGGCGTTTGGTGGGTTTCATCTAGGTTGGATGGGCGGGGTGGATTGGTGTGTGAATAAGTTGACTGAGTTCTCTCATCAGGAATACAACGTGGGTGACACGCGCACAATGATTGAGGCTTGTTTCGCTGAGGGGAAGTTCATTGATGGTGAAGTGATGAACCAGGTTGAACTTGATGCTGATTGGCCTTGGTGGATTCGCAACGACTTGCATCCAGAATCATGGCGGATGAAGAGATGACGGTCGGTGTGGCAGCTTGTGCTTCTGTGGAGTATTGGGAGAAGTGGGGTGGTCAGTTTGTTGACATGATCGAGCAGTTGCCAACCAAGCCTGATGAGATTGTCATTGCGTCGTTGGTTCCGTTGGATGTCCCCGATTTCATTCGCAATGTGCGCACGGCTCAGTTGTTTTGGGATTCTTGGAATGATGGCTTTGCTGCTTTGTCTAGCGAATATGTGTGGGGCTTCGGGCTTGACGATTTCATTCTGCCTGGTTGGGCTGACGGGCTGGTGTTGGACACCGATGTGGTTTCGATAACCGGTGAGCAACGACCTGGTGGATTGTTTCAAGCCAATGAGGCTGGGTTCGCTCGGATGCTGGAGAGTGGCAACAATCCGATGAGTGGTTCGATGATTATGCGTCGGCAGGTTGTCTTGGATGTTCCGTTTCGTCGAACCCGTTGGGCTGACTGGGTGTGGTGGTTGGAGGTTCGCAAGCATGGGTATTCGGTGCGCTTCGATAAGGAGCCGAGGTTTGTGCATGTTCGTCATCCTGAAGCTCTGTCACTGAACTCGGATGTGCAGGGTCAGGCTGATGTGGAGTTGGTGCAATCGATGTTGGCGGCTGGGGACATTGTTCGCGGTCAAGAGTTTCCACCCGTTGCGGTGAAGTAACATAGGAACACCATGACCATCACCAATGGCTACGCCACACGCAATCAAATCAAAGCAGCTCTCCGCATTGGAACAGCTGACACCATTGATGACGATCTGATTGACAACTGTGCTGGGGCTGCGTCGCGTCTCATTGATGGTTACTGCAACCGCCAGTTCTGGTCTGTTGGTTCTGCAACCAGTCGGGTCTATATGGCTGAGAATGATTTCTATTGCAGCATTGATGACATCGCTGGAACTGCGATTGTGTTGAAGACTTCTGGTGCTACCGATGGAACCTTTGATGTGACTTGGTCGCCGTCTGATTATCAGTTGGAACCGTTGAATGGTCGCTTGGATGGTTTGCAGTGGGCGTATGACAAGATTCGTGCGGTTGGTGACTATCTGTTCCCAACAGTCAACGGCAACTATGGTGAGCAGGCTTTGGTTCAGGTCACTGCTGTGTTCGGTTGGCCGTCTGTGCCGGAACCTGTCACACAGGCCACCATCATTCAGGCTTCACGAATCTTCAAACGATATGACTCACCTCTTGGTGTTGCAGGTTTCGGTGACTTGGGTGCCATTCGTGTTTCTCGTTTCCTTGATCCGGACATGGCACAACTTGTCGAACCGTATCGACGGCTGCGAATGTTCGCATGAACGAAGAA